CCTTGGACACCAATAACACCTTGAAATCCCTGCGCACCTTGAACACCAATAGATCCTTGGGCACCTTGGATACCAGTAGGGCCTTGTGCACCAATTGCACCTTGTGCACCCTGAAGACCAAGAGATCCCTGCACACCTTGGATACCAGTAGGTCCCTGTGCACCAATTGCACCTTGTGCACCAGCATCACCTTGAAGACCAAGAGATCCTTGAGCACCTTGGATACCAGTAGGTCCCTGCGCACCAATTACACCTTGTGCACCTTGGACACCAATGACTCCTTGAGCGCCTTGGATACCTTGAGGTCCCTGTGCACCTTGGATACCAATAACACCTTGTGCACCAATACCAATAGCACCTTGGGCACCTGGAGTGCCAGTTAATCCTTGCGTGCCTGGTGAGCCTTGAACACCAGGAAACCCTTGATACCCGGCTGATCCTGCTAGTCCTTGAGGACCGCCAGAAGTACCTTGTGGACCTATAGATCCAGTACTACCTTGGACACCTTGGGGACCAACAATTCCGGAAGGACCTTGAAATCCTTGTCGACCTTGAAATCCTTGTGGTCCGCCTGAAGAACCTTGAACCCCTTGATACCCTTGTGGCCCTTGAGCACCATTACCTACAGGTCCTCCACCACCACCTGAACCTGGTCTAACATAAATAATATTTCGTGATGCCGGAGAAGCTACAGTTATTTTCATTATAACTTGTCCTTAATGAGATACACTAGGTGAAACAGTTACAATACCCTCAACTAATCGAGATACCACGCCATTAGTATCAGTCAAAATACAATCATATACATACCGACCTGCTGGAACTGAAGATGTTAATTGTGAATTGGCGGAAAGAGTTATTGCTCCATTAGCAACAGCCACATCAAATGTGTATGTTATATTTGAAGTATAATGCTTACGGAATTGTGATTCGCCAGTATATCCACTAAAATCGATTACATTTTCATAATTATCTGTCACATTAAACGTGATTGTATAATCCGTTCCTTGATCGATTGTGATGTTTGCCTTTACTGCCATTTTTATCCCTCTATCGATTCCACTTATTGCAAATATTCACCAGACGGTATCCAAGTGCAGATATATATCTTATGAGTAGACTAAAGTAGTGTACATTAGTCTAGAACTATGATATATTTATAAGAATGGTTTTGTGGAGATCTTATGAAAATTGCATTTATTGATACTCTTGGTTTGACTTATGATGGGTCTACGTTAAACAAACGAGGTCTCGGCGGATCAGAATCTGCTGTAATACGGATATCCCAAGAATTGACTAAAATCGGATTTAATGTAGCAGTCTATAATGACTGTACATCGGATGACTCTGTTCCTAGAATCTATGATGGCGTAGAGTATCTGCATATTAATGCAGCCCAATATGAAGAATTTAAATATGATGTAGTAGTCGTATCTCGTTCAGTTCGTCCTATTTTAGAAAACTGGAATGTAGTTACAAATGCAAAGCATGTTTGTCTTTGGATGCATGATACCTTTTGTGATGGTGATAATGAGATCGAGGATCTCATCATACAGGAACGACTTCAGGAAATCTTTACCCTATCTGACTGGCATACATCATATGTGACAAATGCTGATCACGGTAAACGTCGCAACTTTGATATTCTAAAGAACCATATCTTCCAGACGCGCAACGGCATCGGCAATATGAATCCTGGTTGGATTGATGTTCGCGAAAAGGATCCAAACCTATTTGTATTTAATGCATCTGTTACAAAGGGCATGGTTCCTTTAGTCAAGGATATCTGGCCAGAGGTTAAGCGCCGGATTCCTGATGCAGAGTTAAAGATTATTGGCGGATACTATAAGTTCCGTGAGGCAGCAGATCCAGACCAGCAACAGCAGGACTGGACTGAACTCATGTTACAACATGGTAATAGTATCCACTTTACTGGTGTGATTACACAACAGGAGATCTCTGATATTTTGCGTAAAGCATCATATATGATCTATCCGGCTGGATTCCCTGAAACCTACGGCATCTCAACACTAGAAGCATTAGCTCATAATGTTCCTTTGATTACATGCCGATTTGGTGCTCTCGAAGAGACAGCCATTGATATTGCATCATATAAGATTCCGTATCCTGTTGAACCTAATTGGGCTCTACCTTGGTTGAATAAAGATCAGCAAGTTAATATTTTTGTCGATACTGTTGTTCAAGCATACCATGATAGATATTTGCATCAACAAAAGATGTATGCCTGCAATCAGGTTAAGGATATTTGTACGTGGGATACTGTAGCGCTACAGTGGAAGCAACACTTGTACAAGAAACTTGGTGAGTTCTTACCTATCGAGGAATATCGTAAGGTATCTAAGATCAACTATAAAGTACACAAAGTATTCGGTCGCTGTTGGACAACTCATGAAGAATTTTTAGTTCCTCATCAAGAATGGCAACATGATATAAATGTAGTTACTCCAGTTTACAACTCCGAGAGTTATATTAAACAGTGTATTTTGTCAGTTGCACAACAAGACTATAACAATTATCACATGTATATTATTGATGATGCATCGACAGATAATACTGTACAGGTTGCACTAGATACAATTAACTCATTGCCTGAACAAATCAGATATAATTTTACATTAATCCATAATGATGTAAACTATGGTGCTGTTTGGAATCAGGTGAATACTATTGAACAAGAGTGTAATTCTGGTATCGTTATGCTTCTAGATGGTGATGACTGGTTAGTAAATGATCCTAACATCTTCAACATGTATAACAACCTATACAACGAAGGCGCAGAGTTCACATATGGTTCATGTTGGTCTGTTTGTGATAATATTCCACTGATTGCACAGGAATATCCTCCTGAAGTTAAGGCTAACAAGTCATATCGCAACTATAAGTTTAATTGGAATATGCCTTATACACATCTTCGTACATTCTATGCCGGTTTGATGCACAAATATCTTCAAGGTAATGGCAACTATGCATTCCGTGATCCTATGGATCTTGAATGGTTAAAAGCCGGTGGAGATGCTGCACTCTTTTATACCATGTTAGAAATGGCTGATCCAGATAAGGTTGTGTGTATATCTGATGTTGTCTATAACTATAATGATGCAAATCCGCTTAATGACTATAAGATCAACAGCGATGAGCAGAAAAAAAATGCAAATATTGTTATCAACAGCCCATTCAAGACAGGCGAATTTGATTTGAGGCCACTATGAAAAAGATTTTAATTGCTATTCCAACTGCTCGTTATATCGAGCCTGATACATTTAAGTCAATATATAACTTAAAGATTCCAGATGGATATGAAACCACGTTCCAATACTTTTATGGTTATCGAGTCGATCAAGTGCGCAACCTGATTTCTGACTGGGTCGTAAAAGGATTTGATTATCTGTTTGCAGTCGACCATGATGTAACATTTGCACCTGATACACTAACCAAGTTGATATCACATGATAAAGATATTGTTTGTGGTGTATATCGTCAAAGATTAGAACAACAGGTGTTAGAGATTTATGATCATGCACTGAAAAATATTCCGTATGAACATCTTCACAATAAGGGATTAGTAGAAATTGGTGGATGCGGATTTGGATGTGTTCTTATCAAGAAAGAAGTATTTGCCGACATTGGCTACCCACAATTTGTGTATCATCAGGCACTAGATCATGCTGATACATTCAGCGAGGATCTAGATTTTTGTATAAAGGTTCGTGAAAAAGGATATACAATCTGGTGTGATGCATCTATCCTGTGTGGTCATATTGGTCAGAAAATATATACATGCCTGAACTTCCTATAACTCAGATAGAGTCTCCAGTGCGTACGCGCCTGCGGGAGCTTCGTAAGATGGATCTATTCCCACAGGATCACATCAACTATCTAAAGAAGATGAAAAACGATGGATTCGAATGAGTAAATTGTTAGACTTCTTCATTATCATATGATGGCAAATCATATTCAATCGATTCGCCGATAAGAACAGTAAGTTGTTCTTGATTGATATTTCTTTCTGTAATCAATCTTAATTCTTCATTTCTATTATAAAAATAGCTACGTGGTGTATTATCAATAACAATCTGTCTTAAATCTTCGGGTGTTGAATCATAATTAAATGCCATAGCCAATCTAAGGCTATCTCCACCATGAGGATCAAAATATTCAACAACTATTTGTTTTGCTGAAAGATTAATAGATTCAATTTTTGCATTAAATGTCATTTGATACGTCGACAAAATATTTCTCCCTTATTCGTATGTAATAATAACTCTACCGGCACCTCCGGCGGCACCTCCGTTGAGGCCGCCGGCGCCGCCATCACCTACATAAACAGTTAATGTAGTTCCAGCTGGTAATCCGGAAATTGTAGTTTTACTGTATCCACCTGCGCCACCGCCGCCACC